TACAGTTTCACGAGGAAAGATTAATAGACTTGGAGTCAAAAACAAATGGAAACCATTAAAGTTGTATTTGCAATACTGATGATACAAAATGGTGCCACAATAGAGATGGTGCCAACTGATGGACTTAGCGACTGTCTTAAGCAGAAACGTATTATCTCCCGTAACGTGGGAGAAGAACAGCAGGGAATATACATGCAGTGTAAAGAAGTAAAAGCAGAAGTATATGAAGATATGGGCAGACTAAAAATTAAAAAGATATATGATTAAAAACATTGCTATAGCCATAGTTGTAACAGGATGCATGCTGTGGGCACTTAGTGCTCTAATGAATGCTGCTGTTGCAGATGTTACAGGTGCTGGAGCTACAACCAATACACAATCTACAACAGGATCTTCAGCTACTAATACAGCTATAACAGGCGGATATCATAGTGAGGCTACAACAAACTATCAGTCAGGCTCATCTCAAACTACAACTACAAATAATAGTACAACTAATAATAATAATAGTTATACAGGAGATACTAGAACTGTACCATCAGCATCTGCTCCAGGAATATCTGCTATGTCTCAAGATTTATGTACTGTTGGTGTAGGTATTGGAATACAAAAGCCATTGATAGGTGGCAGTATCGGTCTTACAAAAAGAGATATGAACTGCGAACGCATGAAGCTATCTAAGTTGCTTTATGATTTTAACATGAAAGTTGCAGCTGTATCTATACTTTGCCAAGATAGCAGAGTATTCCAGGCTATGGAACATGCAGGTACACCTTGCCCATTCAAAGGTAAGATTGGTGATGAGGCTAGAGATGAGTGGAAAAAATATGATAAGCAACGTCCAGATTATGAAGAGTATGTATCTGCTTTGAGATACATGGAGAAAGTAGACAATAAAATATTGGAGGATCTAGATGCCAAAGACAAGTATTTACTTGATAGCAATGGCGAGCCTACTAATATTCTTGCCAAGTAAAGCAGACGTAGTAATATTAGAAGATACACCTAACGTTGGAGACACAACAACTATTACAACTGTAACGTCTGGTAATCCTGCGACTACAAGCAATCTTATATCACAGAAATTTAATGATGGTAGTTGGGTTGGCACTATGTTTCCAGATAGTTCTGACATAAATGAATCTACTTGGTTGACTGGCAAGCATGGAAAATATGCAGAAACTGTTGTAGAATCTGAAGATCATCTTACATTAGGAGAACTACAAGCTGGTTTTACTTCTACTTTTGGTGCACAGATACGATGGTGGAATCCTGTAGAGTCTACAGTTACACTTACACAGACAGCTACTAATGGTATTGATACAACAACACAAAGCACAACGTTTGAAGATACTACAAATCATAACTATCAAGTTAATCCATATTCAAATCAGCTAACTCTTGCACCTAATCCTCAGAATCAACACGGTACACTAACGCTTAGATTTAGTTTTGATATACAAGGTAATAAAAACTATAACGGTGGACATGCGGGAGTAGATGTTAGAGATCCGTATGTCAATGTAGAATACAATACACTATCTACTACACAGTCTACAAGTATTACATATTGTTGGCAAAAGAACCCACCAACATGCCCTGGTCAAGATGAGATAGAAGATGTGCAAGAACAGCTAGAACAGTTTGAGTTGATGGAGTTTACTATACCAGAGGATATATTTACAGAGCCTCCGCCAGATATTGAGTATACATTCATTCCTATTTTTGAAGAAGAGATAGAGATAGAAGAGTTTTACGAAATGCCGATGGATAACTTTTTTTTTGAACCTGACTATTACGAAGAAATTGTCATGGAAGAATTTATTCCAATGGATATGCCAATGATAGAAGAAGTATACGAAGCAGTTCCTGAAACACTATTTGTAGAAGAGTTTACAGAGGACATGCAAGAAGAGTTTATTGAAGAAGTTGAAGAATACTTTGAAGAAGTTGCTGTAATTGAAGAGGAACCTATAGAGGAGATGCCAAATGAAATTGAAGAGCAACCCAGTAGCGAAGAAATTGTTGCAGACGAACCAGCACCAGCAGAAGATATTGCCCAACAAGAAGAGGCAATCGAGGAGCCAGCTGAAGTCGCAGTTGTTGAAGGAAACCAGCCTCAAGAACCAGATGCTTCTGGAGAAAATGTGGAAGTTAATTTAGATATTAAAGTTGCAAAGATAGAACAAGCTATACAAAGTAAAATAAAAGATGTATCTCAGCAAATAGATGCAACACTTACAGTTGTAAATGAGATAGTTAGTCGTGAAATGGTATCACAACAACCTGATATGACATCTTATTTTAATGCAAATACAGCCTTGTTTGATACTAGGCAGCTGCCATCTGGCAATCAAGATTTCTTTTTACAAAATAGTTTGAACACTTATAGCAAACCTATTTATGTTGCACAAGTTAATTTAGGGGGCACAGATCCTGTAGTGCAGCACCAGATTAAAGTTAATCAGGCAAAACAAAAAACAGATAAAGCATATAGAAAATTAAAGGAGTTATTAGATGCAAGAAATGTTCAGTAAATTATCATCTTATGCAGCACTATTGGGTGTGATTGGTGCCATCGGTGGTGGCTTCATGGCATGGGGTGAGTTCAATAATAGGATAGCACAGCTAGAAGATCAAGAGTTTGTGGTCAATGAAACTGTGGATTTATCAGGTATTATAAAAGAAATAGAAGCACTAAAAGGTGATATAAAAATTAACGGTGCTGCTATAGAATACATTGACGCAAAATTAGAAGAGCTAAAAGCGGAACAAAATAATCCGCTACTTAATTAGGAGAATAGTATGGTAGATATGTTAGCACCAAAAAAAGTATACACACAGAGAGAGTTAGATACTAGCCTAACTCCTTCTCCAGTGGCATCTGCAATTATGCAGCCTGCTAAAAATATTATAGATTCTAGTCCAAAAGATAGACTATCTACTGGAGTTATTGATCAACAGTCTGATTTTTTAGTAGATCCAGATAGTATTATGGCACAAATGCAAGAAAACCAAGCACCTGGAGTTATGGAAAGAGAGCAAACTATAAGATCATCTGAAGAAACAACTGGTGAAAAACAAACTGGAGAAAGAACTAGAAGAGATACTACTCAAGGTCTAGCATCTAGACCAGGAATTATGTACGCAAGCACTGGTGCTCAAAATGTAGAAATAGATAGACCTCTTGTTGTTGGCGAAACAGGTCCAGAAATGATTGTGCCAGTAGGTAAAAATAAATTTACAGTTTTATCTACTAATGACTTAAAAGGTCTAATGGCTAGAGTAGATTTAGGGCCTAAGCTAACAGAAGAAGAAGAGATGCAACAAAGAGAAAATTATTTTAATTTAGGTAGAGATGATTTTCTTTCTTTAGATCAATACTTAGGCAGTTCACAAGCATTTAGTGACGCTCAAGACTAACCCACGTCTTTAATTTTATACGGATCTGTATTTAATTTAGGAACTTTGTCCCCTTGCTCGCCAGATAATATCTCATCTAAATTTTTATATATATAATTTAAAGCTGCACCAACTATAGAATCTTTAGTTAATGTCTCTGATATTTCTTTTAAACTACATCCATATTGTAATAATAAAGATGTCATTTTACCTGATGCCCTAAGCTCTCTATCTAAAGTAGACTCAGTAGGTTTTAATTTAACCCATACAGCCATAGGCGTTATACCTGTTGGACTTATTGTATAGTCAATGATAGATAAAATTCTTCTACCATCAATCTCCATTCTTTGTGTAACACTTCTCATTCTATTAGGGACTTCAACTCTTGCCACGTTACTCATTATATCCTTTCTATTATTTGTTTTATATCGCTGTTTAATTTTAATGTGTTTTCTATGCAATGCTTGATTACACTAGCCAGTAGATTAGCATAAAATATTTCGTTTATATTTTCTAGACCATCTTTAATTTTATTAGGCTGAATATAATCAAGTTCTATTGCAATCTGACTACTATCAGTCAGAGATACTTTCATATTAAAAAGTTCTGAATTATTTTTTTGCATTGTCTGTAGGTTTTGCTACAAAGTCTGCACCTATCTTGGGATCAAGCTCTCTTAATCCTTTTGATAGTACTTCAATACCATGGACAACTTCTCCATACGGTCTTGTGAATAGGTAACGAAGTATACTTTGTACCTGAGTTCCAGATATAATATACTGTTTATCTATAACTTGCTGTTCTTGTTTGTTTTCTGCCATTTTATTGACCCTTTCTTAAAATTTTTCTTTCATAACTGCTCAAATATGCAAACATTTGAGTCTTTTAATAGTAACATACCCGACATAATAACTTTTGCATATACGTCTAAGTATGGGCGTTTAAACGTAATTCTCTATGTTTCAACCATCTGGGTACTCCTTTTGTTGCTTTTCTACATCTTGATCTAAAACTTCACTGAGTAATCTCTTTAGATACCATTCTGCTTTTTCTAAATCCTGTACAGGCTGACCCTTGTACTTGTATCTAGCCATGTACTTCATACATGCTCCTTTGAGATAACCATGAAACTCTTCTGTTGTCATTGACTCTTTGATAAGATCAATAGTCTCAGTAGTAGACTGCCTATAATGTTTAGGAAAATTAACTACGTCTTCCATATCTTTTCTTTACCTCACTAATATTAACTGTTTCAATATCATACTCTCCACCTTTTACATTTCGTTTTACAATTAATCCAGACCACCATAGTCTTTGTGTATTATATGCGTATGCTTCTCTGTGTGTCAAGTAGCAGCCTGCAGATAGACCCATAATTTTTTTGCCAGATGGCTTGGATGCTATAGCATAGTCTAACAAATGAGAATGGCCAGCAGTACAAGATACTTTATTTTTGTTTACCAAAGCTCTTGCCATATTCTCTCCAGAGATAGCTGTGCCCATAACTCCACTTGGAAAGTTATGTGAGTAATATATGCCATCTATAACTGCAGGGTATCTATAATCATAGGTGTGCCATCCATACTCAGGATACTTTAGATCATCTATAGATATAGCACCTTCAAACTCTGGGTTGTCATCTACCACACGATCTATTCTATCTTCATGATTGCCTAATAGCATAAATCTTTCAGCATCATGTTTACCTATACCCTCGTTAAATTTTTTAAGTGCATCATGTGCATGGTCTATATCTTTACGATACCGTCTACCCTCAAAAGATTTTTTCTTTTTGTCGTAGCTAGACATAGAATCCATACTGGCAAAGTCGCCCATACATATTACCTTATCTACTTTTAAATCCCTTGCCATGCGTCCTGCCCAAATAAATCTTTCATTACTAGCTTTAGGTGTGCAATGGGGGTCTCCTATTACTAAGTGTGTTGTCATTAGTGTAAATCCTTTTTATTAATAAAATCAAAAATGTCTATGACATTGTCATCAGATCCGTTCTCTCTGTCATTACTTTTTTTATCGTCATCATAGTAAGCCTGCATACCGTCAGCGTACACTATGTCAGGATTCTCTGTTGCGTATTTTACTAAGCCTTTGGCTATGTAAGAGCACACATCTCTATCATGAGGACCTTTAGGATCTATAATACCACATGTAAATCCTTTCTCATGTGGTGTGATTATAACGGATACAGATTGAAATATATCTATAGGCTTATCAAAATCTATACTCATACTACCTCTATCAAAGCATCAAGCTCTCTGATTTGTTCATCTTCTTCTGGAACTCCAGACTCTAATAGTTTTTTTCTTTTAACAGCTAGATCATGTAGTGTATTACTTACATCCTCTTCTATCTGCTCTGATAAAGTTTCAATCTCTTCATCAGTTATTCCTAACGGAAATGTTATCATCTTCTACTCCTTTTATTTTATTTTTTATTATATCTAAAAAAGATTTAAAGTCAAGTACAACTAAAGGCTTTCTATTGTTCATCTTTAATACTACCAATGGCTCTAGATCTGCGTTAGATATTGATTGATCGTATGCATCATACAATCCTTTCCATGTCTCTTTGTTTTTACACTCTATAGAAAATGGAAATAACTTTTGGGCATCTTTAGATAATTTAACATCAATACCTGACTCGCCCATAATAGCACACCAGATGTCTTGATCTTTTTTTAAGCTAGGGAACGCACAAAGAAGTGCGTCCCTAACCCAGTTTTGTAGCCTTCGCCCCTTGGCTTTTCGACTGCGTACACTAGGAGACATCGTCCTCTACCCTAGGATTATTCACCTCAGTGTACCAAACCCATCTAGGGTTTTTGCCTTGCGACTGCTGTTGTGGTAGCAGCTGCAAGTTTTCTCCCCAACAAGGAAACTTGTAAGGGCAGAAACCACAAGTGCTATTCAATACTCTATTGCCTGTCTTTTGTTTTCTAAAGTATTCTTCTTCATCTTCATAGCACCTTTCAAACTTTTTATTCTTTTGTAAAGCTATGACATTGTTTTTAGCAGCTGTCAAAGCTTTATCTTTATATTCATCATCTGCAAGTGGAGTCTCTGTAAGTGCCCACTCTCCAGTAGATTTATTTATTACAATCCATCCTCCGAATGGTTTGTTTGCTCCCTCTGCGTAGACGTATCCTTGTGTCGTGTACCCAAACACGTCATCAGTTGCGACTGTAGTGAACCCTCCGTTTTCTCCAAATTTATTAGTAAAAGACCAAGGCGATGCACTCTTAATGTCCCACACTTTATCATCAATTTCAACATCTAAAGAACCATTTATTTCAACATTTTTTGTTGGTTTATATTTTATTTTTCTCTGTTCTGATTGTATAACTACACCTGCAGCTTTCATAACTATGACTGCAAGTTGCTCAATCATATCTCCAAACACATTACGCATCTTTGCGTTATATGGTTGACCTTCGCCTTTTACACCTTTCTTTTCCATCTGTAACTGGCACAAAGGTCTTCCGATGTTTGATGCTCTAAGACCAAACTCTTTTTTTCTTTGGTCAGTGAACTGCTTTACCTCTACCGCATCTTTCGATGCAGCTTCTAAAAACACCCTAACTTTTTCTAGGATGTCCTGACTCATGATGAGAGAACTTCGATAGGATCATCCTCGAGTTCTGCATCAACGGCTTTTGCCTCATTTGCTTTTACAACAACTGGCTCTGCCTTTTTAGCTTGTCTCCACAACTCCACTATCTCCTCGTTCTCAGTGTTGATAGTTTCTTGGAAACTTAAAAGTGTTTCTTTCTCTGTGTCTGTGAAAGAAACTTCGTCTTTGTCTACAGTAATATCAGAAACATAAAAGACATTACTGCCAGCCTTTTTCTTTTTAGTTTTTAATGTAAGTGTATGATTAAACATAACCTTACCTCTACGTCTAAGGCTTTCTATTGCTTCGCCAACAGGCTTGAAGTTACTGCCTGTCACCTTCCAGAGCACAGGTAAATTACTAACATGTGCATCTGCTCCACCTGGCAACACACCATCAAACGATACTAAACCATATATTAATCTGTAACACTTGATAGCCTTTTGCTTGGCTCTTTCTTCTTCTGAAAGATTAGCAAGTTCTTTTGCTGGTATCTTTCCACAACGAACACCACCTTTAGCATCTATAGCTTCGTCTTTCCAAGACTTAAATATAATACTACGATTGCTGTATTCGTTTTTGTCTGCGTCATACTTCATGTATTGATACGCATTGATGAACGGTCTGAATGTAACAGGCTTACCATAGGCTATACTATCTAGCTCTGGAACATATGTTGCATAAGAACCTACTGGAACTTCTGCACCGTCATCGTTCTCTGGAAATCTATTTATGGATAGCTTCGGTAAGAAGTTACCAGTGGACGATTTCTCTTGTCCTATCATTGACATTATCTGTTCATTAGATAAATTGTCTATGTTTGTTATTTCATTGTTTGTCATAAGACCTCCTTATTGAATGAAATTTTTCTTTATTAACATATTTTTTATAAAAAGTCAACATCTTATTTTTGAGGTATATCCTGCATTTCAAGCCAGTTTATGCCAGCCTTTAGCTCTGTGTCTAAAGGAACATTAAATTCTACCTTATAAAAATCATACAATGAACTTATAACATCTGCAGTTGCTTTGTATAAAAGTTTTGTCATTGTCTGTATTTCATCAGGATGAACATCAGCTACTATAGAATCATGAACTGTATTTATTAGTAAGCTTTTTACCTCTGTGTCTTTCATGATCTTGTAGGCATTTATGCAGGCTATAGGAACAATGTCAGCTGTAGCGAAGCCCTGCACAGGATAATTTTTAATCTGTGTGGAATAACTAGATCCACCCCATGCCATTCTCTGAGCATAAGGAAAAGAATATTCTCTGCCTGATGGCGTTTTAATTTTTTTGTATTGTATTGCAGTGCTTTGTAGTTCTTCATGCCATTTTGCTATGTCTTTGTACTTGTCTAAGAATGCTTTGTAGTATCTCTTCTCATCGTCTGTGCCAGACATGCCTCCATATAAAGGTTTAAATGTATGTGCCTTTGCCTCTTGCCTAGATACACCTATTGTATCTGCAGTAAACTGGTGGACATCTACACCATCTTCTATGTCTTTCATCCCTTGTTTATCCTGTGCTAAAAATACAGCAGTTCTAAACTCAAGCTGAGAGAAATCTATTTCCATAATTTTACCGCCATCAAATCTAGATGTTATAACTTTACGAATAGGAAAAGTATTGCCTCTTGGTTGGTTCTGAAAGTTTGGATCACGACTAGATAATCTTGCTGTCGCTGTAACACACTGCATAAACTTAGGATGCAGTATACTATCTTCATTAACATGATCTCTTATGCCATTCACAAAAGTATTTAAGTATGTGTCTATGGCATTGTATCTAATAATTAGATCAACAAACTCTTTCATATCACCTTTGGCACGCATAGATAATTTTCTCAGTGTGTCTCTGTCTGTCTTGAATCCACCCTCTGCCACTTCTGATACACCAACGGGCATCTGATTAAATCCTGCAGTCCTGTTTAGCTCATAATATATTACGCCTTGCCCTCCGCACTCGTGGCACTTTGATAGATTCTTATATCGTCCCCCATCTACCTTATATTTTCTAATTTGACCAGTGCCATTACA